AACGGCGGTGCGGGTGGAGCAGGCGGTACAGTCCACGACGGCGCCGCTGGAACAGCACCAGGCGGTGGTGGTGGAGGTGGTCGTTCCTCTTGTAGTGGAATTTGTCCACACGGTGGCTCAGGTTACGGTGCAGATGGAGCAGACGGTAAAGTAATAGTTAAGGCTTACGGAAAATAAGGAGAGAGATATGCCACCTTGTCATAGAAAGGGAGACATTTGTACGGGACACTCTTGTTTCCCACCAAGACCAAGCATTCAGGGTTCACCGAATGTTTTTACAAATGCAATCCCACAACATAGATTAACTGATGCTTGGGCGGTTCACGCTTGTGGTCCTCCGCCAGGTCACGGTTCTGTTTTGTGTGGCGGTTCACCAAATGTCTTTGCGAACACTTTGGCAGTTGGAAGAAAGGGTGACCCAGTTTGCTGTGGTTCTGCTTGTGCGACACACTCACCCAATGTTTTTGCTAATGGACCGTGATTGTTTTTATACATATAGGGTACTTTAATAACAATATACGGGATTTTAAATGGTAGATAATACAGTAGAAGGTATCGATATTTTTGGCTCTTGGGTGGAAGCAGGGATGGTACTGGCTGCTGTAGGGGCAGGACTTCTTTTGGGTTATCCAATGATTAAGTCTTTCTTGAAACAGAGAAAAGAAAACAAATCCATATGGAAAGAACTCCCAACGTCTCAAAAATTTGTAAACCTACACACCAAAGTACACGAACACTTAACAGAACTTAGAGTCCTCGGAGATGCAGGACGCGCCCAAGTTGTTCAATTTCACAATGGCGGAAAGTTCGTCGATGGTTCTTCAATGAAGAGATTTTCTCTTACACACGAATCGTGCAGAAGTGGCGTTTCTGAAACCCGACACACCAGACAAGATGTCATCCTAACAATGTTCGGAGAAATGCTCGAAGTTGTTACCGCAGACGATGGAAGACCACAGTTAACGTCGAAACTACCAGACTGTCACTTTAAGAGACACTTAGAATCAAACAGTGTAATAATGTTTTCATTGGTTCCAATACGAAATGCAAATGGAATGAGTGTAATTGGTTGTCTGTCTGTGGAGTGGTGTTCTTGGGTAAAGGCAGACGCAGTTGTTGAAGAAGATATAATTCCAATGGTAAAAGAAAAACGAAGATATATTGAGGCTGAGTTGGCTGCCCAGACTACATAAGTATATGGCAAAGAAAAAAAGATATTCCGACTTAGACCTAGACTTCATCACCCACCCAGTGAGCGGAGATATATCACTTAAGTATGATGAGGAAGCAGTAAAAAGGTCATTACGAAATCTGGTGTTTATGGGGAAATACGAAAAACCATTTCATCCAGAAATTAGGTCAGAAGTTCGTAAACTATTGTTTGAAAATTTCACCCCAGTCATTGGTTTCGAGATAGAAAGAGAAATCGAAGACATCATACGGGACCACGAACCACGGGCAAAAATGGACGAGGTTATTGTTGTTCAAAACGATGATATAAATTTATTGGATGTAACTCTTAGATTTAGAATAGTCGGAGTTCCTGATGAGAGATTTGAACTCGAATTACCTCTGGAGAGGATACGATAATGGCAGACAGATTTAACGCAAAACTTTCAGTTTCGGATTTAGATTTTGATAGTATCAAAACGAATCTAAAGGCATACCTCTCAACACAAGAGCAATTTAAAGATATCAATTTCGAAGGCTCTGGTATCAATATCCTAATGGACTTGCTCGCCTACAATACCCACTACCAAGGGTTCTATACAAATATGGTAGCAAATGAAATGTTCTTGGACAGTGCTGTACGGAGAGACTCTGTTGTTTCTTTGGCAAAACATCTCGGATATACACCAAGGTCGAGAACCGCTCCGACAGCAACCGTAGATATTTTTTCTCCAGCCGCTGAACTTACGGATGCTATAGAAAGAGGTACAATACTCAAAGGCACACAGGAGACGAATCGTTTGATTTTTCTGTAATGTCAACTGTAGGATATACACTCGATTCTCGGGAAGAAACTGTAGGTCAAACAGTTGCTCAGAATGTTACGATTAAACAAGGAAAATTTGAAACACTCTCTTACGTTTTTGATGATAGAACTTCTGCAAAGTATGTCATTCCTGCGGTAGCAGATACTTCAACTCTCACTGTTCGTGTACAAACATCCACAGAAGATACCAGTGGTTATACTGATGCGTGGACTATTGTTACTGATATTAATATTGTTGGTAAAACCGACAAAGCGTATCACATTCAAGAAATTGATGGTGGAGAATTTGAAGTATACTTCGGTGATAACATTGTAGGGAAAAAACCAGACAACGGTAATGTTATTATTCTTCAATACCTGAATACAAAAGGACCAGATGCCAACAACGTAGGAAGTTCGGACAAAGAAGGAGCAAGAGTATTTGCTCTGTCTGATTCTACCGTAGCAGTAGTGTCGGCAGCCGCTGGTGGTGCAGATGCAGAAAGTGTAAAGTCAATTAAGTTCTATGCACCAAAAACGTATCAAGCACAAGACAGGTCAGTGACCTCTAAGGACTACGAAGCAATCTTGATGAGAGATTATGCAGACATCGAATCTGTTTATGTCTGGGGCGGAGAAGATAATGTCCCACCAGAATATGGTAAGGTATTCATCTCAGTCAAGCCTCTGAGTGGTCTTAAGATTGATGATACGAAAAAAGAAGAAATCAAAAAAGATATTCTTAAGACTTCAAACATTGTGACTGTAACTCCCGAAATTGTTGACCCAGACTATTTGTTTCTCAATGTTCGCAGTGATGTAGTTTTTGACCGAAGCAAAACTGTTCTTGATAAAAACTCCATATTAAAGTTAGTAAGAGACTCAATTATTCATTACATCGATAATGATTTGGAAAAATTTGATAAGGATTTGTATTTCTCTAAACTCACGAAACTAATGGATGACTCTAGTTCTTCTATTGTAGGTAACGACACCACATTGTCTTTAGAAAGAAGATTCGAACCTGCTATTGGAACAACTGCAAACTACACAATAGAATTCGGAAATCCAATTCTTCACCCGCACGATGGACACGTTCCAGTTATTAGCAGTTCTGCTTTTTCATATAAAGATGATGATAATACGGTAATTACAGCCTACTTAGATGATGATGGATATGGCAATATTCGATTGTGGAAAACTGGAATTAACGGAGAAAAGATTCTGGTTTATTTTGGAACAGCATCTGTCGGGACAGTAGATTATGAAACTGGTGTCATAAATTTAAATAACTTTAGACCTCTTTCATATCTAAACAATTCACATATAAAAATAAATACACCACTTAGAGATAAAAATGTATTTGCAAGTAGGTCAAGAATTTTAACAATTGACACTGTTGACTCAAGTGCAATAACACTATCAATAAGAGATATAACAGAAAAGACAAGCGGCGGTTCAAGTTCCCATAGTTCCAGTTCGATGAGTTCTAGTTCATCAAGTAGTTCTAGTTCATCAAGTAGTTCTGGTTCATCAAGTAGTTCTTATTGATAAGAAGGAATAGATGAGTTTAATATTAATACTCAATTCGAATCAGACTGCTTCGTCAGTAGGAACGCTGACTCCGCTAAACACAAAAGTGGACAGTTTGGTTTCTGTTTCTGCAATGGTAAAGGAACAACTTCCTGATTTTGTCAGGCAAGACCATACTAGATTAACAGAATTTTTAGAAGCATATTATGAGTGGATGGAGCAAACAAATGGAACTTTGTACAGTACCTTTGTTCTTCAGGATTATTCTGATATTGATACAAGTGTAACGTCTTTCATAAACTATTTTAAAAATCAATATATGGAAAAATTTCCTGTTGCTCTGGCATTCGACACGACTACCAATAGTCCTGTTGACCAGAAAAGGCTAGTAAAAAGAATTAAAGAATTCTACAGAGCAAAGGGAACAGAGAAGGCATACCGTCTTTTGTTTCGAATAATACACGACACGGTAATTGATAATTTCTATTATCCCAAAACAGATATTCTAAAGTCTTCTTCTGGTAAATGGATAACTGATACCAGTTTGAAGATTTCGACCGTCAATGATAATGAGATTTGGAATAGTATCGATAAAAAGGCAACACAACTCTTACCAAACGGAGAGTTTATTGCCTCGGCTATTATAAGAAATGTCAAACAATATGAAACTAAAAATGCATCAGTTGTAGAGATAATAATTGATGAGATTAATGGAAAATTCAGAGAGGATACTCCACTTACAATTGCAATTGGAGGTACAACTGGCGATATAGTAGAAAACATATATCCTGTAATCCAAAAACTTTCTCCAATTGTTGGGGTCACATCTGCCGAACGTGGAGAAAACTATAGAGTAGGCGATGTGGTAAATGTAATCTCCACATCCACTGGTGGTACGGATGCTTTCGGAGAGATTATAGAAATTGACGGAAAGGGTGGAATTGTAGCGATTGATATTATCAATTCTGGAATTTCGTATAATGTAAATGATGTACTCACTTTCGGTATAGAAACTGCAAACGGAACTGGTGCTGGTATTACGGCCTCTGTTGATTCTACTTCAATATATCCTGGCTATTATTTTGGAACGGATGGACAACTAAGCACAAACAAGAAAGTTTTTGATGCTAAATTCTATCAAAACTTCTCGTATGAAATAAAAACAGATATAACATTATCGTCATACAAAAAACAAATCTTAGATTTGATTCATCCAGCAGGTGCAAAACTGTTTAATCAAATGGTAATGAAAAGATTTGAGCCAATATCCACACGAAGAAAAACATCAGCGAAACCTTTTGAAATTTCTGTACTTGGTCATTACACACCATATACATTTAACACTTCAGAAAATCTTAGACATAACTCCGCAAGCAAAGACTTATATCCATTCGGCTATAATCCATCTTCGAGTAATCCTGTCACAGAAAATGGAACCACAATTCACCACGGAGCATCTGCATCTGGAAGAACTGCTTCATACTATGGATTAGTATATAATGATGTTGCGGGACGAACAGGACCTGGAGACACAGTAGTTTCTGGTCATCAGTTTGCTTTTGAAGAGGCAGCCCAAGGAGCAAGCGGACATACTTGGGATGGTGCATCTGGTGCATCTGGTCCTCTATACCAAGGAAGTCAGGGAGTCATTCTTGAGATGTATGGAAATGGACTCTCTGGTG